AAAGATCCAGAAACCATTGATATTTCAACAAGTTTAGGAATAATATCAATACCACTTACACCATCAAGGAAAGCATAATATCTTGTTAGTGGTTTAAGACCACTATTGTTATATTCAACGTTTCTCGATCTCATATGAGTATCGGGAACACTACTAATTAAAACATTTTGTACATAAGATCCATTCCAACCACCAGTTTCTGTTCTAGAACCACCTGGAACAAAGATGTTTCTAACCCAGTTATCTGATGCAGGATTGAGTTTAACAATGCCCTTATATTCAATCATGTTGAATGGGTTAACATTCTCAACTCTAGAAGCAAGAGGTTGCTCTAACCATCCCTTCTCTTCGTAATCTAGAGTAATCAGATCTCCAGTCTTTCTTACATTAGAATCGAGAAGAGGTAAATCTGTTCTGTAATCTACAGTATCTTCATTAAGAGATGGGGAAACTGCTAGATTTGTCTTTAGAGAATAGAAGTCAACAGGTGCATTTAATTCTCTTTTTTCTACATCAACATCAACATTACAATCTGGATCAGAAAGATTTAGAAGTTGATTATTCTTAAAGTCATCAACAAAGAAACCACTCTTAAATCTTGATAGACCATCAGCATCTTGAATTTGTAAAGTTTTGGTGTTTAATTCAAGTAGAGATAGTGAAGTAACGACTTCTAAATTTTCAATTCTATCTTCTAACTTACCAATATCTCTCATGGTATATCTTCTGTTGTCCACAAGAGTAATTACAGCATCACTTGGATCATATAAGTATGCTGGAAGATCTATAGAAGCAATATCCATTGCTTCTTCAACATTAACTGGTTGTTTTGGATCTAGAGAAGATGTTCCCTTGATTACAGAAAGATTTCCAAGTTTGTCTAAAACAAGTTTATCTTTTCTTGGTAGATAATTTTTATAACCAATCAAAGAACTTTCTCCAGGACTTACAACCAGAGTTGGATTAGTTCCTGTTGAAGCAAAGTTTCTGCTACCAAAAGCAAAAGGTGAACTTGTAGTTGAAGTGAACTCAGAAACTCTTGGTCTGAAATCTAAAGTATCGGATGCCCTTAGACCAGTTGGTAGTAAAGGAATATCCTTTCCAAATCTTTCTGAAGAATATGAGTTTACAGTATAAACATCACCATTATCATTTGATGGCACTTGATAGCAGTTGTATACTACCAATAGTTTTCTTGAAGGTGTTTGTGATGATTTCTTTCTTACTATTCTAGAATAATCATAATATTGATCTTTTTGACCTTTATCAAGACTGAATGAATTTGTCAGATTTTGATAATTTCCAAGGGAAATTGCAACGATATTACTGATAATATTTGATTCTTCAAAAGTAACTGTTTCACCAACAGTAAATTTATTAGAGTTTAGATAAACAAACTCAACTTGTGTTGAAGAATATCTAGTTACTAACTGAGCAACTGCTCCACTTTCCTGACCGATTATTTTTTCGCCCAGAATTGATGCCGTATCTAAACTTAAACCAGAAACAAAGGTTAGTTTATCTAAGACGGGTGAACTAGAATCTAAAGATTCATAAACAGCAATTACGTTTGTTACATCGGGAACATTGAGAGAAATTTCTCTATCATCAACTCTTAAACCATAGTAATTACTTGTTGTTAGACCACTTATTGAAGTCGAAACACCCGAACTTATTTTATCAACGGTTAGTTTCTGACTTCTAACATAATTTTTTGTTTTATTCTGAATTGAATTTTTCTTAACAGAAACATTTACAGTTACATTTCCAGATTGACTTGGAGTTAAACCTGTAAGAGTAAGTATTGTAGCATTTGATGATAATGTAAATTGATCATCTGTTAAATCTTCAATAGTACCATTACTATAGAAAACTGAATATCTTTCTGCGTCAAAAGTTTCAAAGAATGCGCTAGAAATCCCTGTTGAAGAAACATTGATTGTTAATGATCCAACAGAGTCTGTTGACTGACCTGTAATCTGTCTAGAAACTAAGAGATTTGAACCTGACAGATCTACTGATGATACATTAGAAGCCGAAATGGGAGCATATAAGTATGCTTCTTCGGTATTACCTATCTGTGGACGTCCAACAGAGAAAGTTGTTAATACCTCAGTCGTTGGGAAAGCTCCATTACATATGCCAGAAGTTGTTGGAACAGTTGCTAATTGTAAGGTTGTTCCATCAGAAGAGACACTTTGAACTCTATTAAATGTTTCATCGGTTAATCCGGCAATCTGATATCTAATGATGGCATCACTTCTAATTCCAGTAAATGTTTTTCCTGGGCAAGTAGCAATACCAGCATTGTTAATTTGTAGTTTATCAGTTATTGTAAACTTGTCTGGTGTATAACTTTGTAAAACTGTATCCCCAACAAAGTTTGTTTCCAATCCAAGATCAGAAGATCTTTGGAAGACTGACTTAATATCTTCAGTACTATAAACTTTAATTGACTTTACTGATCTGGTCAGACTTCTAGATTCGTTTACTAGAATTTGTTCACCCGCGATAAAGGTTCCGGATGTCTGGCTAATAGTTACGTCTGCCCCGCTAGGGGTTCCTACAGTGTATCCAGATGCTCCACTACTCAAACCCCTAATGAAAGAGGTCTCAGGGCAATCTGCCGCCAGTGTGGACTCGTTTAGAGATAGTATAGTATATGTTTGAATATCAAATAGGTATAAATCCCACTCTGAAGCAGATGAAGAAAATGAATCATCTGCGGTTCCGAATGAATAAACTCTTGCCGTACCTATTGTAGTTCCAGTTCCAGCGGAAGATCCACTAGTTCTTTGATTATTAAGATCTACAGTATTGCTATTATTATCTACACCAATAACTGGAGTTCCAGTAACATTGTTGAGTTTTAATCTGTTGCCCATATCAAATGGGACCAACGCAGATGATACTGATTGTACATCTCTTGGTTTTTCAACGTCTAAAATTGTTGTTCCTACAAGATCAATATCATATCCTCTTACATATGCTTTTCCGGCAGAGACCTTAACACACATTAGATCATCACTAGGATCATTACCTTGTTCTGTCTTTTGTGTATCTAGGTATAGACCTTCATTAGAGATTCGATCATTAAGAGAATTCGTAACCTGGATATTAAAGTTATCTACAGAGTAATCTCCAGATTCTTCAAATGTTCTCTTAGCAAAGTAATCCTTAATTATTGAATATTGTGACTTATCTTGTAATTTTTTAATTTCTCCATTATCAAGCCTTATAATTTCTACAAAGTCTTTATCATCAAAATCAGTTAACTCTTTTTGTGTTAAAGTTGTTGAGATTTTTAATCTATCTGCTCCAGGGGCAGCAAAGTTTGAGAAACCTTTAGCGTTATCATAAAGAGAAGTATCTATACCAACATTTACAATCTCTTCTTTTATTTGTAAACCCACACGGAAAGATGGATTATTTGTAAATGGGGTAACGATTAAAGTATCTTCGTTTACATTTACAAAAGTACCTCTAATAAAATAGACTCCTGGTGTTATACCTACAGCTGCTCCAATAGCAGTCGCATCAGAGTCAATTAGAGATGCTACAGTATCACCAGAATTTATTGTTGTGTTTCCATAAGTAACATTATCAAGAGTAATTAAAACTTCACCATCACCAAATGGTGTAAATTGGAAATCCGAATTTGAATCAATATATTTTACAAATAATGTTGCTGATTCTACATCTTTGGTTGGTGGTAACAGATAATTTATTACCTTGGCAGTGATACCTGTTGTTTGACCCTGTAGTGTTTTTCCAACTAATTGTTTGATGTAAAGAGAAACATCAATTCCAAGGTGATCGGAATTTAACTTAACCGCATAATATTGAGGATCATATGTGATACTTCCGGGTATCACCATTGATCCTTCTTTGAAAATGTGACTTCCAAAAGATTCAATTTGATCTTGAAGGATCGACTGTAGAGTAGTTAATTCCCTAGCTTGAACAGGGAATCCTGGTTTAAATAATACCCTATAGAAATTATCGGATGGATCAAAGTCATCATAATATGGATTGATATTTAAATTTGTCTTCTGTGGCATTTTTAAAATTCCAGGATAATTTTAACGTCTTCTTTTTGTCTGGAGTTCCTTGAAATCAGAGGTCGATTATCTAGATAAATTATATCCCCCGATCCTTTATTTATTTCAGAATTTGCCAACCCATTTGTAAACTGAGATCCAAGATCGATTATCTTAGATCCAGTTGGATTTGTAGTTATTCCAGTAAAAGTTGTATCAATAGAACCAGAGAAACTAGCAGTAGTAACTGGATTTGATGAAGATTCAAAACTTACAACTTTAGATGCTGTGGTTATTCCAATATAATCAGTTTCATCTAAAGTTGTTTGGTTGAATGTTAGTGATCGATCAACAAAATACTTAACGACTTTCGTTTCACTGTCATAAGAAGCAACATACCCTTTAGCAGTTCCACCAGTAACAGATTGAGAAATCTTATCACCAACGGATAAAGCACCGCTCACTGATAAAAATTTAATAGCCTTTAAGGAAGAAAATTGATTTTCTGTATATAAAGATGTTGATCCAATAGATGTTGGATTTTTAACAATTCCAACTTGAGCAAACTTAGTATCAATTGGGAAGTCTTTAGTAGAATCATCAAATCTGGCGTAGATTAGAATTTTGTCAGCACCCAATTCCTTGTAAATATCATAACCATGTCCCTTCGATGGTGGGATGATTGGTATTAAATGGGCATATGTACCAGCAGCACTAGCATTGATTGATCCAAGATCAACCATACCATAAGTATATCCTTTACCACCAGAAGAAACCGTAGTATTTGTTATTTTACCGCTGACAACATCAATAATTACTTTTCCTCCAGATCCATCACCAAGGATATCAACTTCTTGTCCAAGACCACCAGAATAATTTGATCCTTGATTTTGAATGTATACTTTTTTTATTTGATTTTCATATACATCAGAATCTCCATTATCACGAACTGCTGATACTTGAGCATCAGTTGATGTACTCCAATCACTTGGAAGAGCAATATATTCTGTAGAATCAAATTTAATGATATCACTAGGGTTTACAGAGAAAAGATATTTCCAAACATATCCATCACCACTCTCACCAGCTTTAGATGGTTCTAGATCAGTAAATAATGGTTCATCTTGAGAAGCATTTCCAGTTGTACTTATTCCGGAAGAACCATTATCAATACAAATATAAACTTTGTAATCAGAATTCATTACGTAGTAATTTGAATCATACAATCTTGTTGATTGTGTGACTGGTGATAAATTGGAGGCACTGTAATCATGCCTATACATCTCATATCTAGTTCCTCTTGCCCAATCAATTCGTCGAATTAATCTTTTTGCATTGATTGGGGTAACTCTTTTACCAAACATCATCGTTTGGCCAACATGATTTAAATTGTTAAAATTATCTACAGGAACTGGTGTATTGTCATCCCAAGTAGTTGACCTACCAAATCCAACCTGAGTTGGGTTTGCCAAACTCAGAAAGACATAATAAGAATTATTGGTAGTATCACTAATGGAGTCTATAAAATTACTCGCATTTAATATTCTAAACTGATCTGTTACAATTGCCGCCATCGTAATAGCTTTTTTCTATATTTATAGATCTTTTCTGAGTGCCCCAGTATCTCTCAAACCATAACCACGTCTTTGAATGGTTGGGAATGTTGATAAACCGGAATTTGTGGTATTAAATCCAACGATTAAACCAGTAACCCCGATGGAAACGGGATCAGAAGATCTTGTTATTCCAGAAAGTCTTCCCCAAGAGAATCTTCCAAGTGGGAGAGATGTACTTCCAGTGGTTGCTATTCCAACTATCGAACTATCAGATTTAACATTAGTTACGATTTCAGCATTTCCACCAGAAGAAGAAATACTATGTACATAGTAGATATTATCCAAGAAAGTGGTTCCAATTCCAACCAACGAAGCGTCCCCACCATCAATTGAAGTAACACCATTACCAACAGATGTATCTACAATACAAATTGGATAATTGACATTTAAATCAGTGAATGCTGTAGAATTTAAGAAGAACTTGAGAGCAAGTGGATTTCCACCAGTTCCTGTAGTTGTTGTAATGCCAGTTACTATTCCAGAGAATCCTTGAACAATAGTAATATCAGTTACATTCTCATATGTTGGAGTTGGGAATGGTACAATGACTTTTGGTTGAGTTGTTAATGAATATCCAAGTCCAGGATTTGTAATGTTAGCAGTTCCGCTTAAAGATCCATCTACTACAGATATTGTTGCTGTAGCAGTAGTTCCAATTCCAACACCAATCTGTTTTGGTGCTCCAATCTTAACTTCTACAGAAGATCCAGTATAACCAGAACCAACATTTACGATATTGAGAGATTGTACAGTTCCTGCTGCGGAAACTATGGCAGTAACTGCTGCCGAAACTGGGTCGACACTATCAACAATCAAAGCGTCAAATGAAGTTATAACAATTGATGATTCATTTTCTTCATAGTTGAAGAACTGAGCATTATCAACAAATATTTCAGTATCAGAAGTTGAAACATCCTTAATGATTCTGGCGGTTGGATAAACTTGAGTTTCTATAGAATCTCTAGATTTTGATACAATTTCATTAGCAATAATCTTATCAACTTTTTGCTTTGTCCAACTTAATGGTTTGAAGTTATTTTCATCAATGCCTCCGCCAGTATAAAGATTAGTTTCCATAATATCAGAACTTGTAATACCAACAATAACTCTAGAATCTTGAGTAACTGTATCTGGATTTTGATTATCTTTTATAACCTGAACAATGTCACCTGGTTTAATAGTTTCATTTACATTAACAATAGTAGAATCAATACCTCTTGTGCCTCTATAGAAGAAGATTGATATAATATCAGTTGGTTCAGGTGCTTCACTGAATACAAAAGATGTGCCTCCAGTAAATGAATAGTTAACACCTGGATCTTGTATTACTCCATTTACAAATATAATCAATAAGGAATTTAAATCAATCTCAACAGAATCTGCATTTGATGGATCTTTTTGGAAACTTAAAAGTTGACCATTGTAATTGAGGGGGAATCTTGTTCTAGTTCCATTTTGTAGATTGGATATATTATCAATATAATCCAATTCACCAAATTGCCATGATGAGAAAGTGTCTGTAAACGTATCAATAACAGTTAATTCAAAATCAGATACTGGTTCGGCAAGGTTACCATCTGTTACCAATCCAACTGGTTTGAATACATCACCATTTCTGAATCCATACCCAGGTCTTGCAATACTGAAAGATTTAACTTCAAATAGAGTTGATCCAATTCCTGTGGTAGAACTTGCTCCAACTTCTAGATTGAGCAATAAACCAGTTCCAGTTTCTGAAGTTGTTCCAATTCCAAGTCTAGAAACTCCGGTTACTGATAGATTACTATATGAAGGTTCCGAAACAGACACAAATGTATTTGTTTGAGCATATCCAGAACCACCAGAATTAACAGTAAATGACAGTGATCCACCAGCACCAACTATTGCGCTAATATCAGCACCATTACCAGTAGAAGAAGTGACGGCGATACTTACTTGTCCCCTATAACCAGATCCATTAATATCTGTAGACCCTATTCCAACAGCAGTAATAGATCCAGATCCATCAATAACTGCTGTTACTGCTGCTCCAACTAGTGGAGCATATCCAAGACCAGTTGTTGATCCAAGAGAAATAATGTATCCACCACGAGGTAATTGATTTTGCTCAATATAAACTGGATCAATAATGATAGATCCATCGGTTGAGGTTATTCCGGTGAAGGTAACACTAGAAACACCAACACCTTCAGATAACTCATAATTGTTACCCTCATTGTTATCAGTAGTTGGAGTCTGGAAAACATCATTTATCAATAGAATACCACTTCCAGTTGATATTCCAGTTGTGTTTAAACCAGAAGTAGTAAGTGTATATGTTTGTCCAATTCCAGTAAATTGGTCTGAGATATCATCATAGATTACATTAGAACTATAATCCTGCTTTAAGAATACTCTACCATTAAAGGTTGAGAATACTTCTTGAAGGTTACTAGAATCAATTGTATTATCAGCACTTCCCTTAGGTGGTTCTGTGAAGTATATTGTACTCCCTTCAATGTTATAAGATCCACGGTATACTTGGAATGAAGTTGAATCTGTGTGAGATGTTGCCGAACTTCCTACAGCACCTCTAGAAACTTCTATGAGGGTTGTAATACCAACATTATCAATTGGACCACTTGATGTCGTTCCAAAACCAACAGCAAGAACTTTTACATATTCATCATCAACCTTTAATATATCTGCTGGTCTAATTGAAGAAATTCCAGAAACGGCAAAGAATGTGGATGAAGCACTTACTTGTCCACCATTATCAACTAAAGTGTATGATAGTGGATTATATGCTAGAGGATATTGAACAACACCATCAACAGAGAGAACAGTCTTCTCTAGTTTTTTATACATTTCAAATTCGTGTGTATTTCCACTTCCAGTAGAAGTAAATGTTACTCCTATTCCAGAAGAAGCATACAATGGAGTTGTTGCTACCTTAAACTGATTATTGTTTATCTTAATAGCATAAACAGTTGATGGCAAGACATCAGTTGTTCCAATACCAACTCCCCCAGATATTTCTGTTGCTGTTGAACCAATACCAACACTAGTAAATGCTACACCAATTACACTGCTATTTGGTGTGTAGTTTAATCTTTCGCCAGTGCTAAAGAAGTGATCATCAATAGTAAATATTCCAGTCTCAGTATCAAGAATGGTTGAATCTGATGGATCAAAAGTCTTGGCAAAGATTGGAGTTCCTTCATGATTTAAATTAAAGTCAAGTTTATTTGATCTATCACCATTCTTAGCATTATAGAAAGCAAGATTTACCGATTCCGTCACAGGACCATAAGTTAGATCTGGTGGCGTATTAACAGTATCACTGTCCTCATAGAATAACTTATTTAAACTTT